TGCATATTGTAAACGATTGGAAGAAAACATAATGTGATTCCCGTGGGCGATCTCGTTCTCCGTGAATGTCATCTTGGTGAGTTCTAAGCCAAGTTGCAGGGCGAAGGGTTCGATTTTTCCCTCGTAGAACGCGTTCCACGTCTCTTCGTCGAACTTGTTTTGCAAAATGTCCTCGTTAACGCCGAAGTAGTTGAAAACGTTTTGCCGAATCTGCTCCATCTGGTCCGTGTTGATCGTGTATGGCTTGCTGTCGATCTGCTTAACTTCCGCGTACTTGCTGTCGAACATCATCACACCCGTATCGTTGTCGTTGCTTAAGTTATCCGCAGAAAATCGCGCGCGCTCTTTCTTTATGTCTTCGGGTCGCATTTCCATGCCCATACGGGCCATGAATCTGATCGTGGCCGATTGCTCGACAGCGTCCAGCATGCTCTGCTTTTGGATATCCATCACGGACAGGGTCGGGTTTAGCGCCCCGTTGCCTTCTCCGAAGAAGTCGCTCCGGTATTGGTGTTGCGTAATCACCCCGACGCGTGACAGCTCCATCGCGGCGCGGTCACCATTCGGGAAGGTATAACGCAGCCATGGCTCACCGTCCACCGATACGACTTCCGCGCCCGTTGGTAGGATAGGATAGTACCCGGTGAGTGTCTGCATGTCCTTCTTATAAATGGGGATGATGAAAGCCGTGGTGTTGACGGATAAGATCGTCGCAAGCCTATATAAGAATTTTGACGTCGTCATAAATTCATTGGCCTTAAATGCCATCGCGTTGCCCAGGTTTTGGTAAGCGCTGCCGACAAACTCGGGCTTGAGTTTGCTCACCGCTGACGCAAAAGAATGGATCGCCGCGCGGGTAAGTTCCATCTCGTAGACGCCGCCATCGTATGAGGTAAACGCCGGACGGTACGCGGTCATCGTGTCGAAGTATTCGGTCACCTTAGGGTCGACCGCTTTTTTATTTGGGAACAATCTGTCAAAAAGTCCTATTTTTGTCACCCCCTTCCAGTTTTATCAGATACGTGCAAGATAATCGCCGTAGTGGTCTTTGTATACGCGATAGGCGCACAAAAGGGCGATCGTGCCATCGATACGCTTCCGACGGTCCCGCCCTTTCACGGGGCGAATGTTGCCGTTGTCGTCCGATTTTATTTCCGTATTAGCGAGGCACATTTTGAGCAGGGGGTTGTTGTTGTAGTTGATGACTTTCCCCTTTAAATCGCCTTTGAGTTCTTTCATGGGCGCGCTAAGGGTCTGGGCACCCTGCCGTACTATGGTCATCGCGTTTTTTCCAAAATAACGCTCGAACTGCTCTAGGTCATAGTCTTGGATTCCCCACCGGTCGTAACCAATCCACGACATGAAGACGTCGTCATCGTCTTTCACTTCTCGGAACCAGTTTATGATGTCCGACGTCTCGACGGTGTAATCACCGGACCCGCGCAAGTACCCTTGGCGCTCGAAGAGGTCATAGGGGATGCCGTCCTCTTCCGCACGTTGCTCGATCGTTTGAGAGGGCAACCAGAACATTGATTTTACGTAGATGGTCGGATCATCCGGGCGACGCATAAGAACGACGGCGGCCGTTAAGTCGGTGGTGTCGGACTTATCAATACCCCCGATGCCGTAACGTATACCCAGGTCGGGCAGGTTAAACGTTGCGGGGTTGTCTAATATATCCATAGGCAACCACGCTTGGGTCGGGTTGGATGAAAGGTTGAAGTCTTTGGTCAATACGGTAGGACGGAAGCCGTCGTCTACCTTGGCCTTTTCAACAAAACCCGCGAGCGTGTCCTTGTCTTTTATTGTACCGAGTCCCGGGTTGGCTTTTATCCATGCGTCGGGGTCGGTCCATTCTGACGGGTCATCCAACTCGTAGAAGAATGACAAGAAGTGACGGTCTTCAATCTCACCGTCAAGCACACGGCAGCCGTATTCGTATTGCGAATCGTAAACCGTCAGGCGGTTGAACCCGTTCGTTGATATACTGCTCACCAGGGGCTGCTCTCGTGACGATGTGGACTGTTTCATAACGTCGTAGATGTTTCGGTCCTTTATCGCCGCAAGCTCGTCCACGGTCACAAAATGGCTATTCAAACCGTCCAAGCTATTCGAATCGCTTGCAAGCGATTGGATCTTACTATGTGACGCGGCGAAGTACATATCGTTGTGCCGCTTTTTGATATATTTGGAAAGCGCGGGGCTTTGTTTAACCATTTTCAGGGCTTCCTCAAATCCCTTGTTCGCTTGTTCTCGTTTTGTTGCTATAAAATAGTTCTCGGCTGATCCTTCGCCGTCACCGATTAACATAAACAAAGACAGCGCGCTATTTTCGGTTGTCTTGCCGTTTTTACGTCCCTCGATGGTCATAACTTCCGTATATTGTCGCAAGCGCGTATCCTTATGCACAAAGCCGAAAATCGCCTGATGTTTAGCTTTTTGGAAAAGTTCGAGCTTCAACGGTTGACCCGCTTTTGATCCTTGGGCCTGCTTGCACAATGATTCTATAAACTCGATCGGCTTGGTGGCTAGCTCTATGTCGAACACGTACGGGTCTTTGGGGTTCTTGATATCGTCCACAAGCTTCTCGTATTGTTGCCTTATCCGCTTACCTACTGCAATCTCACCGCTCTCGATTCGCCCCCAGTATTCTAGGATATAATTGGGTGGGAGGTGGTTCTTTTTCGAGCGTGTGCGCTTTGCCATCTACTTGTACCGTTTAAAGAACGACTGCAAGTCGTCCAGTTCGTTCTCAACCTTGACCTTGTCCTCTTTGGGATACATGGACAGGATGTTTTTTATAGCGGTACTGCATGAGCTTGCGGATTGTTGGTATACTTGGAAGTACGGGCTGATACGCTTGATCGTATAGTCTTTCCCCTGTTGCATGTCTTCAACCGTACCATGGACGCTAAAATGAGCCTCAGCGATAAGCATTTCGACTATAAGGGTCGCCACTTGACGCGATAAGACTTCGGCGATCTTTTGCCGGTGGCCGTCAAGATCAGAAAAACAAGCGATCAGGGCGTCGTATTCTGATTGAATACGGGCCTCTCTGTCGAAGTTAGCCAAAAGGTCGGCGTCTTGGTCTATGTCAGCTGATAACGGCTCAGGTGCTGGTTTTTTGGGCATATACGTGGCCACCTTTCTAAGATTTTAATAGAGGGGGAGGGGGTCAGGAAAATCTAGCGCGATAAATTTGGTGTCCCCTCATCGGTCCCGCTTATAGTGCGGATTTTTCGCGAATGGGGGGGGTTTTCATTTAAAAAAAATATTTTTTTTTATTTTATAAAAATATTTTTTTTTATTTTTTTTTATTTTATAAAAAAAATATTTAAGACGGCGGACGATAAACAAGCTGACCACCCTCGTCAAAATGAAAACCCTCGCGCATTGCTTTTCCTTTGAAGTGCTCACGGTTGTGACAGGCGATACATACCAATTCAAGGTTGTCGTGGTTTAGCAATATACGAGGGTCGTTTATGTTGTCGAGTGATATATATGTCTTATGGTGCACAATGCCCCCGGGTTCGCCGCACCGCTCACATAATCCAAATACGGACGTGATATAGGATGATCGGCAGTCCCGCCAAGCTTTGGACTTGTAAAACCTTTTGGCCTTGCTTGTGTGGTCTAGCATAGTGGTCGCCCTTTCTGCGTGGATATGTAAAAAGAGAGGGTGCAGCGACCGATGGGTGGGCGATCGCTGCGACAGGTTTGGTGCTTATATTTTAAGAAAGGAGAGGGTGGAGCAGATAACTGCAACGAACCTGATGTCTTATGTTCGTTGTAACTATCTACATATAATTATAGCACAAAGGCGACACGTGGTCAAGTAAATAACACGAAAAAACGATATTTTTTTACAAAATCAAAACGCGGGGAACATATGTCGCAGCGCGTGGTGCACGGCCACGAATTTAGCAACGCCCAACAGGTGCGGCGTAAAATCATAAGACGGGAAAAGATCAACCGGCAAGCGTGCCAACCGGTCCGGGTCCCAGTCGGGCGCGTACGGTTCCGTGTCAGTACCGACAGGTGACGACGTCGGATAGTAAACGGAAAGAATGAACGTGCCGCGGTCGTAATCGTACGAGATACGACAAGGTATGGTGTAATAGTAAAAGTCTAATACGGGTTGCATTTAAACGTCACCCCCTTTGTTGATAAACGCCTCGACGCCCTCAACGATACACCGAAGCAGGAACGTTTCGACGTCGGGCATATCAGGCGCGAACGACTCGTCTTGTTGCTTTTTGTATTGGTAGAGTTGGTGCTTTTCTTCCCGGTCATACATAGCTAAAACGTTCGCAAGCTCGTGCAACGCTTTCGGGTGGTTTTTGATAAGGCTGGCATGATGGACAAGGCGTCCGACGCGGTTGCCTTTTGTTAATGATGATATATACAAGCAACGGTCAAGAATGGCGTCAGCGGTATAGCCCGCGACGTATTCCACGCACTCACGGAAAAGGTCCGACGCGGATCCTTCGCCCGTTTCTTTTCGTCGTTGGTTATAAGTCGCCAAGATCTCATGGTGACGGCGGTACATGTACCGGTTGATATGTCCTGCGTAAACATGTTCGAGCTTTTTCATTATTTTTCGCCCCGTTTCTTATAGTATTCTGATACGCTAAACGATTGATATTCAGGCTTAACGTGGTGCGGCCCGCGTGTGAAGTTTTCGAATAGTACCCGCATAAATAAGCGGCGCGGGTGCTCGTGCATATGCTCGTGCACGTCGTGAGGCATACGCGGTGCAGGTGACGCAGCTACAAGGGTAACAAAACGCAAGAACTCGTCATAGCTAGGCAGGTCAGAATCAATCGACGTCAACGCCATATCAACAATCGCGAGGAACTCTTCGTCGTTGATCCCTTTCAATAGTTCAAAATCGGCAAGCATTTGTGTGATATTCATAAAAAATCAATCCTCTCTTTTTGGTTTTTTTTGGTTGGTTACTTCTGGCGGTTGTTTAAATATTCGT